TAAAATATTTTTAACTGAAGATGGATTATATGAAGTATTAATGCAATCACGTAAACCAATTGCAAAAGATGTTGCAGAATAGATTGAACATAGTAAAGTAACTATGATGTTAAACAACGTTGATGAAGATGAAAAAGTCAAAGTAAATAATACTTACCTTGAAAATAGAACTGGTGGGAATGGCACATGGTTCTTAACCGAAGATGGACTTTATGAAGTATTAAAACTAGAATTTTAATGCGTCTGATCTTGTGGAATGACGCAGACAAAAAGTACACGTCATGCTGTTACTAAATTTTTAGTAATAGCTTACAGTTGCGGACAAAAAATTCCGTTACTCAAACTTGCAGCAGTCATTTAACCAAAAGAAAAAGCACCCTAATGAGTGCTTGCGTTCCAACGTTTTATAAATTCATCATAGCCAATCTGATACATAGAATAATTTGAACCGAATTTATAAAAATGATTCTTTAATTCCGGACTTTCAATAAGTATATTATCAATAAATTTAACCATATTCATAGATTCAAAAACATCATCTGTAAGATTTTGCGTATCATAACATTTATTTTCCGGTTCGATTTCTTCTTGCACTGGTTCCGGTTCGTACATTTCCTTCCAACGTGCGATATTTGCCAGTGATTGATTTATTTCTTGTTCATGTTGATATTGATTTAATTCATCTTGTAAACGTGTGATTGTTTCTTGAAGCCAACAGTCATAAGGCATTTGCGTATCAATCATTTCATATAATTCCTTGCCACTTAAATACTCAATGCCCACAAAATTATGTGTTATATCCACATTTTTTTGTATAGGTGCAACAGTATTTTGTAATGTAGCCACATTTTTTTGTTGTCGTTTAATTATCCATACGGTGACACGTTCTCCATGCACATATTTTGGTTCAGATTGAATTGTAAAGGGTAATTGTTTTGACTTTATTTCTTTTTTGATACGAGATAAACCGGCAAGACGGCTCGGGTTTTTCTTATCTAATCTCAATTGCTTCAAATCATGGCGAAATGCTTTAATGTCCTTTGGGGTTAAAGTAATCTGATCTTGCTCTTTTAGTCGTGATTCAATTATTTCTAGTAATGTCATGTTGTTTAGTTGCTCCTTTTCTCTTTGTACGTCCGTTATATACCAAGCAGAACAAAACTAAACAAAAAAACGTGGCAAATTTAAAAATTTTGTGGAAATCATAAGCCACAAAATATTGATACACATGAAATTGTGGCAACATAACCTATATAAGTACATTCCCTTCAATTAACCACCTATATTAAAGTGTTGCACGTTGCTCCGTTTGAATATTCTGACTATTTTTGACGTTATTTTATGTAAATTTAGTGCTGTAACGGCATGAATAGGACACTTTTTTTTCAAAATATAAGCCTACGGCAATCATATATTTATAATTTTTGTCTTTTAAAAAAACACCATACTACTATAGTGTTTAAAAGAAAAATTAAATTTGAAATGAAATCACTTCACGATAGTGAATGATTTTGTTTCACAATTTCAATTTTCTTCGTTAAACACAAATGTTATTTTTATTTTTCGCCACGTACTCACGCATAAAAAGTGACGTTCCAATCCTTCTATAAACTAATCGCTATTTATTTTTCTTATTTTTAGTCTTTCACGTTGATATTTTATTTTTCATGTATATAAAGTCCTTGAAACTTATGAAAGAAGGACTTAACAACATGGAATATTTAACAAATCTTATAACAACAGAAAAATTAAAAGAATGGATTGAACAACGTATGGACGTACTACTTATTGCAAATGCCGGTGCCGGCAAGACTTATTTATTACTTGAACAATTCGTGCAACAAGCTAAAGAGAAAGGCTTGAACGTATTATATTGCTACAATCGCAAATCAATGAAAGCACAATTTGCTCAAGATTATGAAGATAAACACGAGAACCTATCTATTATCAGTTATCAAAAAATGCAGCAAGAAGATTTATTTTCAAAAGATGAAATGTATTTGACTGAATATGATGTGATTTTATGCGATGAATGTCAGTATTTCGTATCTGACGCATGGACTAAAGAAACTTATATCTCATTTGAAAAGATTCAACGTAATAATGCTCAAAAGATTTATTTCACAGCTACACCGGAGCCTTTCAAAGCAATTGCACATTTAGTACACAAACCTTTTAAAACGCTCGATATGCGACCATATACGGCTCAAAACATTGATGAAATTTATATTGCAAAAGAAACAAAAACATTTGAGCAAGCAGAAGAAAATTTCTTACGAAACAATACAGTCATTCATTTTGAAGATAATAAAAATCATAATCAAAAACTGGCTACAAAATATGAAAATCAAGGCTATACAACAGCCGTAATTGATAAGCGCACAAACAATGATGTTACGAAAAAAATCGCAAGTACAGACCAAGATCAGAATGTATTTGTAAACTTTCTAGCAACTACCTCAACAAATGAAACTGGTGTGAATTTTAACATAGTTGGAGATAGCGTTGTAACGTTCCAACTATGTATTGATTACACTGGCCTTATTCAAAGTGCAGCACGACTTAGAAAGTTTGAAGGGAATAAAAATAACACTGTCAAAATGCTATTTAAAACGCCACATAAGAATATTTTACGCAATGCAAAGGAAATGAACGATAAACGCCTTGAAGAACTCCTAACGGCACGTAAAAGCCTTTTAGAAGGTATTGAAATCGTTCCGTCCATTATCAGATATGATTTTGAAATTGCATATCTTCAAATGCAAAATTCAATCATTGAAGAAATGGAAAACTTCAAAGATGAAACGGACGAAAATAATCTAATTAAATTTTATGAATTGAAGTTAGCGGAATTGTTTCCGAGTGCAACAATAAAACCAATTGATAAATACGATGTATTGCCGATTGAAGAAGTCTTAAATGACTTATTGGGCAATGATAATGAAATGGTACTGGACAAGGATATGCAACTACTTGTAAAAGATACATTAGGTATTGGAATCAAAGTGATGAAAGAAAAGATGAAGGATAAATTTGATTTTGTGACTAAACGCCAAACAACAAACGGTATAAAAGAAACTCTATGGATTATCAAACGAAAAATGAATAAAAATATTAAATTTTCTGATAATTTAGGGTACAAGGTGGGGTAGTTGTAGACGTAAGTAGTGTAGGGGTAATAAGAATATTAAATATTTTTATTACTTTACGAATTTCTATATTTTTTTCATGTGAGATTAATTTGAGGAGGACAGAATGAGAAAACCTCCATTCTTAACAACAATTCTTTAATTCAAAGTGTAAATAATTATTCTTTCAAAGTGGCGTGTATTTTCCAACACGTCACTTCTTATGTTCTGAATCACTAACCATGTGAGAATGAACGCCTATTTTTAATATATTTTAGCAAATATATGTTTCTTCCAACACCGGCAATTAATTTTGTCGGTGTTTTTATATGTTTTGAAGATCAGAAATTGATTGGATAAGCACCAACACAACTGAATATAGAAATCTTTATGAAAGGAGAGCAAAACAAATTGGCATTTTTCACACGAAAGAACACTAAAAAATTAGGCTCCAATGATGATGAAGAAACTGTTTTTAGTGCAACGATTGAAGTAAACAATCATGTTGCCAGTGTTTCCGAATCACAAGCAATGATGATTCCAATTTTTAAAAATGCAGTTGAAGTTATTACAAATTCAATCGCTCAATTACCGTTGCAATTAATGGCGAAAAAGCCTTTCAACAACGTTGAAATTATTGAAAATGATACACGTTTGAACATTTTAAATAAACGTGCAAACAGGTATTTAACGGCATATTCAATGAAAAAGGAAATCGTGAAAGATTTATTGCTTTATGGTCATGCGTATTTGTATCGCAAAGGTACAGATTTACACGCACTTGAAGCCAAAAATATGCAAGTGAAATTCTATACAGAAGATAACGTAACCATTGCACGTTCCGAATATATTTTCACGAACTCCAAAGGTTCACATTTGTTTGATGAAAAAGAAATCATTCATTTTACAAATGGCACAAAAGGCATTTTATATGATGGTGCAGAAACGCTAGAAATGGCTTTAAATCAACAGTCTTATAGTAAAAACATCTTTAAAAACGGCGTTATGCCAATGGGGCTACTGAAAGCAAGCACTAGACTTACAGAAAAAGCGATTCAACATTTACGAACAAGTTTTCAAAACCTTTATTCCGGTTCAAATAAAGCCGGTAAGACTATCATTTTAGAAGAAGGTCTTGATTATCAAACTTTATCTTTAAAACCCGATGAACTCGGACTTGATAAGTCAAATAGTCGTATCAATTCGGACATTGCAAAACTGTTCAATATTCCGTTATCAATGCTTGAGGAGTCTGCGAATAAATACAATAGTATTTCAGCACATAACCTTTTGTTCTTACAGACAACGATCAGTCCATTATTGAAAATCATTGAAGAAACATTGAACGCAGCTATGCTTTACGAATATGAAGAAAATCAAGGTTTCGAGTTCCGATTTAATACACAAGAATTACTTCGAGGTACTAATGAAGAACAAGCACAACTGGCCACAATGCTATTTGAAAAAGGCGTTATTAGTCGTAACGAAGTACGAGCAAATCTTGAATTAGCTTTTGATGATTCAAAAGACTTTTATAAAGATTCACAAGGTATGATTTACCGCTATGAAGATGGCACAATCCTTAACTTAAATATGCAAATTGAAACTACAACAAATACTGAAACTAATACAGATTCAATTGAAACTGTTAAAGATTCAGATTCACATAAAAAAGATACAAATGAAATTGATTCAGATCTTGAACCAATTGAAGAAGGGAAAGTTTTAGCTTGATTGAAATTCGAGAAATGCAAGCAACAACAAATGCCGTTGCAGATGATGAACAAGCAATGAAAGTTGCCGGTGTCGTAAACAAGCCGAATGAGAAAAGCGAAGTAATGCTAGACGCAAAAGGCAAGCCATTCGTTGAAATGGTGCTTAAAGGTGTCTTTAGTGACGCAATCGAAAATGCAGAAAACATTCGTTTGTTATATGCACACGATACTAGCAAAGTTCTTGCAGATACCAAAACAGGCACTTTAAAAGTGTTCGAAGAAGATGGCGAAGTTAAAATGCAAGCCGTTCTCGTTGATACAACAGACGGTAAAGACGCATTTGAACTTGTTAAAAAGCAACTGGCCGGCGGTTTATCATTCGGCTTTACAACTTTAGAAGATGAATGGGAACAAGTTGACGGTATGTATCAACGCAAAATCAAAAAAATGAGTTTAAGCGAGATCAGTATCGTACCAGAGCCAGCTTACAAACAAAGTGAAGTAGAACCGGAAAAACGTTCTATCGAAGTACCAACAAAAATTGAAATTGAAAAGGAAGTACAACCAACTATGGAAACTATGGAATTAATTCAAAAAACACGTGAAAACACATTATCAAATATCTTAAAAGGCGAAACTCGTGATTTAAGCACAACAGCAGCAAACGCAGCAGTCATTCCTACCGAAGTAAGCGATAAAATCATTGAAAAAGTTGTGGAAATTTCAAACGTCTTTGACAAAGCAACAAAAATTAAATCTGAAAATGGTCAATTACAAGTAGCCGTTGAAAATGCAAATAACATTGCTTCATTCGTTGTGGAAGGTTCAAACGCTATTGAACAACAACTTGCAACAACTTCAAAAACACTTACACAAAAACGTTTAGCAACAGCATTATCTTTATCTAACCAATTATTAAACGATTCAAAAGCAGACTTAAATACATTCGTTGAAAACAAACTTGCTCGCTCAATCGCACAAGGTTTAGAAAAAGCAATTATCGCTGGTAATGGTACAACTGAATTTGAAGGTGTAACAGTTGCAGCAAACGTTGAAGAAGTAGAAGTTGCAGCAATTACAGTAGACGAATTACTTAAATTAACTTTAAAAATCCCTTCTGTATACCGTCAAAATGCAATGTTCGTAATGGATAAAGAAACACATGACGAAGTAGCATTAATGAAAAACGGTAACGGTGATTATATCATGGCCAATGGTGTTACAAACGGAAAACTTACAGAAACATTATTCGGTTATGAAGTTGTTGTATCTCCAAACATGCCAGAAGGCACACCAATTGTATTCGGTTCATTCGCAGATGGCTATACAATCATGTTAAAAGACGAACAACAATTACAAATCATTAATGATAGTCAACAAGCATTACGTGCGTCTGTTCTTCACATCTATGATATTTACGCAGATGGCGCAGTAACAAACGTTGAAGCGTTCGTCAAATTAAAAGTAACACAAGGCTAGTCAATAGCCTTTTATATCAAGGGTAGTCGATTAAGTTCGGCTATCCTTTTTTTATTTGTTTTAACGGTCTAACCATGACATGTTAAAGCACCAAATAACTAAACAACAATTGAATAGGACAGATAAATATGTATTTAAAATTAAATAATATGATTGGCGCAATTAAATCATGCAAGGACACAATGAACGCAAATCTATACAGAAAAATGTTGGCAAAGGCTTATGTATTGCTATATGCACAACTACACGACAATAAGAATGAAATTATGTATCTAGTGAATAGAGAACTCGAAAAAGAAAATGTACAACACATTTCATATATGTTCATCACTACAACATTGAAGGAGAAATAATATGACAATTACAGAATTAGATATATCAACCGTCAAAAATTATTTAAGAATCGACCACGATCTTGACGATAAATTGCTTGTTCTAATGATTGAGAGTGCCAAGAACTATGTACAATCGTTTATTAATCGTTCATATGATGATTTCGAGGAAGTGCCAACTGAATTTGTTATTGCAGCACTTAATTTAATTGCTCAATGGTATGAAAATCGGACAATTCAAAGTGAATCACAAGCACATGAACAATTATATTCATTTAGTGGTTTATTATTGCCACACAGAAGTTTTTTAGGTGAAGCATAATGCCAATGACAATCGGAATGATGAATAATCGTGTAGAATTTCAGAAGATTTCTAAACAGACAATTTATGATGAATACGGTGACGCAGAAACAACAACAGTAAATGAAACTGTATTAAGTTGTTGGTGTTATGTGAAGCAACAGACATTGAAGGATATTACTGCAAGTGTTGGCACGATACTAGAAAGCACAAATGCGCTTGTTATAAGACATACAAACAAAATTGATAACACAATGACAGCATTATTAAATGGCGTAACATATCAAATCGTACAAATTGAATCTGATCTTCAACGTAAAAAATTTGATACGGTGATTATTAAACGTAAAGGGTAGCCCAGTGCAATCCTAGAAAAATAGTGAAGGTTACACGATAGCATACCGCCACTAAACGCACACGCATTTTACCGTTTGAAAAAGCAAAAAGGAGCATACACATGGCAAACAATAAATTAATACACATGGATAAGAATGTTACACGTGCCAAAGAAAAGGCCGAACGTGAAGCACAACTCAATGAAAAATTATCGCAAATCAAAACAGATTTACACGATACAAAAGGCTTTTTCTTGTTTGATTCACGCTATTATCAAGCACTGGCAACGGCAATTGAAGATTTAAACACCGTACACCTTACAAACATTGATATTTTCGGACTTGTTGAAGTAGCAAATACAATGTATCTGATTGAAAAATTAAATCGTGACATTGCAAAATTTGACGATAACACCGAATACAATGAGAAATTAAAACATATTGCTTCACGTAATGGCTTGAATAATACGCTTGAAAAGCAATTAACAGCACTTCAACTTTCACCGGCACAACGAAACACTTTACTCGTTGAAACACAAACAAACATGAACGCTATTACCATTTCAAATTCAGATTTTGATGGTATATTAACTGATCTTGGCGGTATTTAACATGAACGAAATTTTAAAGAAAATGAAGGACATGAATGATACGCAGCAGTTAAAATTTTTATTATCAAACCCGGCAATTTTTGTAAGCAATCCTCTAATGTTCATTTTGGGCATTTCTGACACGTTACAAGCGAAATTGAATTATCAAAGGTATTTAACTCTAATGAGTAATATCGCAATTCAGAAACGCAATACAGCGTTATTAAAGGCAACTGAAAATGCAATGCGTGAAGTTGACCATTTGAATATATAAAATAACCCTATCCAGTACATCGGATAGGGAATTTTTTTTGCTTAACAACATGAAACTTATTTAACAATGCAGTTATATACCAATCCGAAAAAAAGTAAACATGAAAATAAAATTTTCCGTTACTAAATGTTTTTAAATTGTATTGAAATCTAGCCAGTTCTTTAATCTCCTGATCTTATTCATTTAACCAATCGTATAGAGGTACTTTGCGTGATTCAAGTGCTTTTGAATACATCTCTACAACGACTTCGGCTGTTTCCGGTACAAAGTTTTCCATAACCTTTTCAACTTCTTTTTCTGTAACGGCTTGTAATTCGGCTTTAATACGTGAATCAATAAAGCCACGCATTGATTTAATGTGTTTTAAAGCACCTAATTTATGTGCTTGTAACGTCATTTCAACAATTCGTAATGCTTTTTCAAGTAATGAATCGGTCATAGGTTTGTACATAGGAAATTTAGTTAAGCTATAAACATTACCGAATACGATTTCTTTAATGGCTTGCACATCATCTTTTGTGTTCATAAGTGAATTGTATACAACGTCTTTCAAACGTGAAATGAAACGTAATGGCTTGAATGATTCTTTAGGTTTTACTGGTTGTGTAAGTAATTCGGCTTTAGGTGCATTATCTTTTTTCACTGTCATTTTAACAGCGATTGATTTAAAACCTTCCACGCCTTTACGTATATAATATTTATTAATACTCGCTTTAGTTAAGTTCGTTTTATGTGGTGCCAAAATTGTATTTTCTTTTGTTTCCTCAACGTTGATTTCATGCGATTCTTCATTTTTCAACGTGGTGCCAAAATTGTATTTATTGAATTGTGCAATGTTCGGTGCTTTTAAACCTGTTTTAGCAGACTTTGTTTCATGTAATGTAACAAGGCCAATTTCAACAGCTTTCTTTAATGCACGTTTAGCAGTACGAACAGAAGTTTTAATTTTATACTGATTAAGTGCAGCGTCTACAACAGTTTTGATTTTTGCAGTAACAACGCCTACAACTTTAGCAGCGTAACGTTTATATACACGTAAGAAGTTTAATTCTGATTTAGTGAACTTGTTGGCGTGGTCCGCTAAAAACATTTCATAGTTTGTATTAAATTCTTTCACGTCTTTGAAGTTTGATAATTGTTTAAAAAATTCCGGCTTGTAATTGTATGTAAGCATTGTTCATTCTCTCCTTTTGAGAATAAAAAAATGACAAATCGTACCTATACGGGTACAACTTGCCATTCAAAGCCTTGTTTAATAACATTTTATACTTGAAATAATAGCTTTCAACCTTTAAAATAAAGCTATCGGTTAGGCATTGCCTAACACAAGATATAATGTTACTAAACGACTGATTATGTAAAGTGAGTACCGTATGCGAGAGATACGGGAAAATGATTGTCTGGTACGCCAATACCTTTCAATCACATATGATGTCGTTTTTTTATTCGTTCATTTATGTATTTGATAGTTAAGATTATACCCTTATGAATTTTGTTTTACAACAAAAAAACGGCATAAAAGCCGTTAAATCAATGCTTTGCACCTATAAATTTTTTTTATCCGAATAGTTATATAAAAAATCTAAAAGTGCGACTTCAATTACATTACTGATCTTCAGATTATTTTCCTCGGCTAGTTCTGCCACTCTATCCGCAATTTCCTTTGAAATATAATAACTTCGATTTTTCCGTTCACGAACTCTTAATTTCGCCACTTCTTCAACTAAATTTTTCTTGCCGAAATTACTTTCTCCGTCCATTCGTTCCGCAATCATTGTTTTAAGTACATTAAATTCTTTTGGGCTGAACCCCAACATTTCAACTAATTGTGCATTTGTATTAGGAATATAATTGTTTTGTTCAATTTCCAATTTTTCAACAGCCGAACCCTCATTTGTATTAGGAACTATTATTTTTTCTTCAATAATGGGTTTATGCCATGAATGAGTTTTCTTGTCATACTCAAAACCCTTATTTTTCAACACTTTTGCGACTGTTTTCTTTGCGGTTGGTATGTTTCTTTCAGCTAACATTTCAACGATTTTTGCCACGCTGAACCCTTCCGAACCCCAATCACCTATAAGGCTATCCCTAAAGTTATTTTCCATTTTTTCACCTTCTTTTTATGTATTAGGTTTCTATTATCATTATAAGTGTATTAGAGATGATTATAAAAATAATATACTTATAAGTTATAAATATCAGATGTTTGATATACTCTATAAATCTTAAATGGTATATTTTGGTTGTCGCAGGAGGTGTGTTATGAGTACAGAGTGGCAAATAGCTTTATTTGGAATAGGTTGTACTACGATAGGTTGGTTTTTAAATACTGGTTTTACATATTTAAAAGAGAAAAAACAAGCTGAAGATAAGGCGAATTCTGAAAGAGAAGATTTTGAAAATGAATTATTGGCATTAATAAAAGGTGAAGTAAGAAGGAATTTAAAAGAGAATGTATCAAAAAGTGAATATGATTTTTTAATAAGAGTATTTTCTTTAAGAGAATTAGGTCAAACAGATCCAATAAATTATGGCTATCGCTCAAAAAATATTGTTACTGAGAAATTTGATGAATTACGTCCGAAAATCAACAAATACAATTCAACAATACTTGAGCAACATAATGGCAATGAAGTTGTGGGATTATATGAATTTTTAGAAGAATTTTATGGTGACGATGTAATTTATTTAAATGATGTTTCACCAGAAAAAGCAAATTATTATAAGGAAATTTTACAATACTTTGAAAATGTTTTTGGTATGTACCGATAATAACCCGTTATGCGAATTGCACATACAATTTAGATGTGAATATAGGAGGTTGAAAAATGTCTGAGAAAGATGAAGTTGAAAAGCAAATAGAAGAAATGCCTATTATCAAAGCTATGAAAGATTATATAAACCCTGCTTTAAATTACACAATGGCTGTTCAATTATTAGAAGAAAATTTACCTGTCATGGAGGCTGCTAAAAAACTGACCGAAATTAATAGTACACAAGAAAACAATTTTCCTTCTTTTGAAGAAATGGCACCAATTGTGAACCATAATGCGGAAATCATAAGTTTATTAAGAGAAATAAACGAGAATAGTAAGCAACAACATGAAGCTATTATGTCTGTACTCCAAGATATTGTATTACTTCAACAAGCTCCGGAAGAAGATAAACCACATATTATTGAGAGGATTACGCAGACATTATCTAATATTGGTAGTGCAGTAGACGCTGTGCAATCGGTTGGAGAACTTATACAGCAATTAATTCCAAGTGGAGCCGTTTAATACGGCTTTTTATTTTGCTTTTTTCAAGTTTTGATAATGGTCTGTTACGCATATTAGACGGTCAAAAATTATTTTCACAAGGTAAACTTCATAAAGTGAATTTCACCTTGTGAAATACACCGCTTAAGTACTATCAAAAGAATTACTATCAAAAGAATTACTAAAATATATGAAATGCCATATATATTATTCTTTCTTTGTTTTACTGGAACAAACATAAAGGGTTGAATCGCTTTTAAGTAAAAACAGTTGTTTCAATAAAACATATACGAATATCTTATATTCCATTCAATATATTATTTATTTTATTCAAGATCAGAATAGCATTAATCCTTATGTTTCTGACGTTCTGCCAGTTCTTCATGCGTCTGATCAGATTCATTTTTTTCACGCTTAATATCTTTTGTCGTTGTATATGAAATTTCATCTTCATACCAAAGTTTCGCAAACTCAGGATTCTTTAATTGTTCATTTAAGTATTTCTCGAAATCGTCCATTTTATCACCTCATTTTTATTTTATCACTTGCAGCTGCTTGCCAATTGATGAAGATGAAAAAACCNCTCGGACT